AAGGATTAAAATGAAATCATTACTAATAGAAACAAACCTATTTGAAGGTAAAATAAACGAAGATGCAAGTGGTAGAACACTTGTAAAGGGTATTTTACAACGAGCAGGTGCAGAAAACCAAAATGGTAGAGTATATCCAAGAGAAATCTTAATGAGAGAAGCGAAAAAATACGAAACTCTTATTAAAGAAAGAAGAGCATTGGGTGAATTAGACCATCCTGATTCTGGTGTAATCAATTTGAAGAATGTTTCTCATAATGTAAAGGAGATTCATTGGGATGGTGATGATTTGATAGGTACTGTTGAGATTTTACCAACTCCATCGGGAAATATCCTTAAAGAATTATTAAGAGCAGGTATCTTATTAGGTATATCATCTCGTGGTATGGGTTCAGTATCCAACATCGGTGGTGGTAAAGTTCAAGTAGGTGAAGATTTTGAGTTAATAGGTTGGGATTTTGTTTCTAACCCATCAACTCATGGTGCATTCATGACTCCATTACAAGAATCAGTAAACAAAAACATCCAAGAAGGTGTAGTATGTTCTGATTATTGTAAAGCACAAGACCTAATGAGAGAAATCATAACAGAATTACAATAATATGGCATTTGATATAAAAGAATATATGGCCAAGAACACTATCAACTTGGGTAAAGTTGAAAAAGAAGTAGGTTCTACTCCTTACAAAGGTGGTCATAATGATATAAGAAAAACAAATTACGAAGTTAAGTTGACCGAAGAAGGTAAACTTGATTTATATACAAATAAAAAGGTTGAATCAACTCATAAGTGGAGATAAGAATGAAGTTAACACGATTATTATTAGAAGCAGATTATACCCACATCGGATACGGTAAGTATAAAGAAAAGGGTAAGGAAAAAGATTCAAATGCACCTACATTTAAAAAAGATGATAGTGGTAAATTTGTTCCTATTTCTGCACATGCTTCAGCTGCTAAAGATGCAGGTGTTAATAAAGATGCTCCCAAAGTGAATATCTTTGATAAACCAAAAGAAGAACCTAAAAAGGATGAACCAAAATCAGAACCTAAAAAGTTAAGACAAGGAAATCCTCAAGTAAATAAAGCTACTCTAGCGAAGGCTGAGAAATTGGGTATTACTCCACAAAAGTTGGGTAAAGAAGAATACCAAAAGAAAATGGCTCAAGCAGCAATTGAAGCATTAACCGATTCTAACTACCATACTGAAGCAAGAGAATTAGTTGCTAAATTAGAAGGTAAACCTGAAATGGCTGAAAGACCAGTATATCCATCTATGAAAGACCCAAAATTCAAAGAAAAGATGGCTGCAATTCGAACAAAATATGCTTCTGACTATACTGATAATGTAGATGGAGATGCAAGAGATTTAGGAATTTCTGCTTCTCAAGAAGCTGGATGGGGTGGTGTTGACGCAGCAGATTCAATTGCATTTACTTTAAGAATGAATGGATTTCATAAATTAGCAGATATGATTCAATCGGTATTTGATGATAAACCATACATGAAAGGAGAAGGTAAAATTTCTTTAAATAAAATTGTAAAAGAATCTTTTATCAACGAAGGAACTCGTTCTCAAGTTGGTGTTATCAAAGGTGGTAAGATTATTTCGGTATATGTTCATTATGATGGGTATCCATCTAATATGAAACCGGGATTAGAAAAACACATGAAAGATGAAAAAGATGTCATGACACTTATTAAAAAAGGTGGAGCTCGTGGTATCTATGATGATAAGGATATTGAGTATTATGGAAACATGAAACCTATGAAAGGTGATATGGCCCATATAAATGATTATGTAAGAAACGCTGGAAACGAAGCTAGTGCAGATTATGTATATCTTTACAATACTGCTGATAAAAAATGGTATTATGCGAAAACATACGATGATACCAAATTAAAAAAATTATAATAGGAGAATATAATAATGAAACTAACTCAATTATTAAAAGAAAACGAAGAGCCTAAGAAGTTATCACCTGAAGTGAAAAAACATTTCCTTGAAATCGTTTCTACATACAACAAGTATCAAGAAATGATGGATAGAAAATCTGATTTGACAGAAGTTGCAGAAACTCTTGGTGGTATTACTGAAGCAGCAAAAACTTTGTTGTTAGGTGAATCGGATGATTGGTTTGATAAAGTAACTATCAAACGAAACATGAGTGAGTTGGATAAATTAGGAACTCAATTTGATAAAGTTGCCCAAGAGGCTAAATCATTAGACCAAAGAATGGCAGGTTTATACGAAGATATGGGACATATCCTTTCTCGTTATTATAAAATGGGTGAAATCTCTGAAGACCAAATGAAACAAAGATTGGGAATGAGAGAATCAAAACAAGATTGTGGATGTAATTCAATAAAAGAATCAGCAGAAGATGTAAACAAAGCAATGTTACCAGCTGATGTTAAAATAAAATTACAAAAAGCAATGGATATACTAAATGGAAAAAAATTAACCCATCCACAAAAATTACAAGTGTTGGGTAGAGTTTTAGATTCATTGGGTATGGATAAAAAAGAACTAAACAAAGCAACAACAAAATTAAGAACTAAATTAGAAACTACAATCAAAGAAGATTCTCCTTGTTGGGATGGATATGAGATGGTTGGTATGAAAAAGAAGGATGGGAAAGAAGTTCCTAATTGTGTTCCTAAAAACTAAATAATACGATATTTATACTAAATTAAATTTACATTAATGAGAGGAAAATCAAGAGTTACAGTAATCGTTAGAAATGGTGATATAGCCAAGGCACTAAAGATTTTTAAAAAGAAGGTTAATGAGAGTGGACATCTTTTAGAATTGAGAGAAAGAAAAGAATACACTAAACCTAAAACAAAACGAAGAGAACAAAAACTAAACGCTATACGAAGAAATAAACTTCAACTTATTCAGGAACAAATGTTAACTGGAGAGTATAGAGTTGGTAAAAAACATAAAAAATAAGGTTTTTAACAAATTTTTTACAAAAAATATATATCTTATATAGAAAATTATAGGTTTTTATTAAAATCTATATATTTATTTGTAATTGATTCACGATTAATGTGAATTTTATATCAAGTTGGTTAATGAATACCCTTTATTAAGTGGTGACCGAACAACCGACCTTATTCAAACCCCACATTGGAATTCTCCTAATAATTTCACGGACAAAACAAATAGGAAGGTCAAACATGGCAAATTCAAAATTATTGAAAGAAGCTATTGCTGATGCCAAAGCTGTTAGAGAAACTGCAATTGCAAACGCTAAAATCGCGTTAGAAGAAGCATTTACTCCAAGATTACAATCTATTTTATCTAAAAAACTTCAAGCAGAAATTGAAGGAGCAGAAGATGAAGAAGAGGTAAACGAGGAATATTCAGATGGAAGTGAAGCTCCAGATGAAGATGCATCTGATATCGGTGATGGAGACAACAAGCAACCAGCAGATGATGCTAACAACTCATCAGACTTAGCACAAGGAAATCCTGACACTGATTCACAATCAGCAGAAGTTGGTAAAGAGGACGAAAACTCTGAAGTAATCTCTGAAGAAGAAGAAGATGAAGTACCAGGTGAACACCAATCTCGTATCGAAGAAGAAGACGAAGAAGAAATCTCTGAAGAAGATGAAGATGAATTAGATTTAGAATCAATCATCAGAGAATTAGAATCTGAACTTGACGAAGAAGATGGTGAAGAAGAAATGTATGAAGAAGAAGGTGAAGAATCATCTGAAGAAGAAATGCACGAAGAAGATGAAGAATCACACGAAGAAGCTCCAGTAGCTGAAGAAGGTGAAGAATCATCTGAAGAATCTGAAGAAGAAATCGATTTAGATGAAATCTTGAGAGAAATGGGATACGGAGATGATGAAGAAGAAAAAGTAGAAGAATCTGAAGAAGAAGACCCTGCAATGGCAGAAAAAGAAGCTGAATTAGAAGAAGCCTACAATGTAATCAAATCATTGAAGAAAACCATCAACGAAGTTAATTTGTTAAACGCAAAATTATTGTTTACTAACAAATTATTCCGTTCTTACGATTTAACTAATGAGCAAAAACATAAAGTTGTTGAAACTTTAGATAGAACTCAGAATGTTAGAGAAGTAAAACTTGTTTACGCTACTTTGGCAGAATCAATGAAAATTGGTGGAACATCAAAGAAAGTAAAACAAACTAAATTAACCGAATCATTTGCATCTAAGAAAGTTGCTTCTACTGCTCCTAAAAAGGAAATTATCGCAGAAAGTAATGGATTAGCTGAAAGATTCAAACAATTAGCAAATATTAAATAACAAAACAAACATTAGGAGAAAATAAAAATGGCAAATTTTGATTTATCTAAACTAATGGAAGGCAGAAACCCACAACAAGTAATGTTGGCTGAAACTCGCGAGTTGAAGTCTAAATGGGCAAAAACTGGTCTTCTTGAAGGTTTAAAAGACAGAGAGCAATCTCAAATCGCAGTTCTATTAGAGAACCAAGCGAAACAATTATTGGATGAAGCTACCGCAACTGGTACTTCTGCAGGTTCTGAAGAGTGGAGTGGTGTAGCCCTTCCATTAGTAAGACGTATTTTTGGTGAAATCGCAGCGAAAGAATTCGTTTCGGTACAACCTATGAACTTACCATCAGGTCTAATCTTCTTCCTTGATTTCAAATATGGTTCAGCTGTAAATGCTAACCCTAACTTTGACGGGAAATCATTATTCGGTGGTAATGGCCCAACAGCTGGTGTAACTGATACTAACAAAGATTTCGGTAGAACTAAAGCAGCTGTAAACGGTCTTTATGGTGAAGGACGTTTCGGATATACAATCAACCAATCATCTGTAGATATTGCAACAGGTAACCAAACTTGGGCAACTGCATCTTGGGATGAAGTAGGATTCGATTCTTCATTATCAGCTTCAGTAGCTGCAGGTGATGTTGCTAAAATTTCAGTTACTGCTCCTTCAGGTGCTGATTTAGAAGGAGTTCGTTCTTTCTATATCTCTTCTTCTGATTTTGCTGATGCAGATACATTCTATCCTGCACACTCTTCAGTAAGTGGAAATACTATCACATTCTTTGCAAAAGTTTCTGATATCACTACTAAAGCTGATGCTTTAACTGTTAAGTATTCTGCACAACCAAGTGATATATCTCGTGGTGATTTCGAACAATCTTCATTCACTACTCCTGGTCCATCATCTGCTGACGATTTACAAATCCCAGAAGTTGACCTTGAATTGAGAAGTGAGGCTATCGTTGCTAAGACTCGTAAGTTGAAAGCAGTATGGACTCCTGAATTGGCTCAAGACTTAAATGCTTACCACTCAATCGATGCAGAAGCTGAATTAACTTCTATGTTATCTGAATACATTTCTTTGGAAATCGATTTAGAAATCTTAGATATGTTAAAGGCTAACGCATTAACTACTGAGTATTGGTCAGTATCTTTAGGTGAAGAGTACAACTCAGCAACAGGTGCTTGGGTTGCTGCTACAAACGCAATGGCTTACACTAAGAACACTTGGTTCCAGACTTTAGGTGCTAAGATTAACAAAGTATCTAACAAGATTCATCAATTGACTCTTCGTGGTGGTGCTAACTTCTTAGTAGTATCTCCAGATGTAGCTACTATCTTAGAATCAATCCCTGGATTCACAGTAAACTCTGATAAAGATGCTTTATCATTTGCAGCTGGTGTATCTCAAGTTGGTTCATTGGCAAACCGTTACACAGTTTATAAGAACCCTTACATGACATCTAACGAAATCTTGTTAGGTTTCAAAGGTTCTAACTTCTTAGAAACTGGAGCTGTTTACGCACCATATGTACCACTTATCATGACTCCATTAGTGTATGACCCACAAAACTTCACACCAAGACGTGGAGTAATGACTCGTTACGCTAAGAAGATGGTGCGTCCTGAATTTTATGGCAAAATCTACATCAAAGATTTAGCTAACTTATAATAGTTAATCTAAGATATAGTAAATAAATTAGAGGGAACGAAAGTTCCCTCTTTTTTTTATCCTTTTTCGTAGAACTCTATATTTATATTAAAATAGAATTATATGGAATATGTAATATATAAATTAACTTCACCTAATAATAAAATTTATATAGGTCAAACTAATAACTTCAATCAAAGAATGATTGAGCATAAAAATTGTAAAAAGAAAAATAAGCTTTACAATTGTGTTCGTAAATATGGATGGGATTCTTTTAAAAAAGAAATAATAGCATATACCGAATCAAAAGATAGTGCAAATATACTTGAAGAATCGTTAATAAAGCAATATAAATCAACAGGTCATAATGGATTGAATACTCGTCTAACCGCAGAGGGCGGTGATGTTTGGGAAGGTAGATATGATTCCGAGGAATATATGGAATTTGTTGAAAAAATGAAAAAAATAAATAAAGGTGTAAATAATGGAATGTATGGAAAGTCTCACTCCAATTCAGCAATCCAAAAACAAAAAGAAAAAGCAAAAGGTAGATTTTCATTAGAATGGTATATAGATAGGAATGGTAAAGAGGAAGGTACTCGATTATGGGAAGAAAGAAGGGTGTTTTTAAAGAACAGAAACCTACCAAAAGATGAAAATGGAAAATTTTTGAAAAAAAGTTAGGAAAATATTTGGAAATCTCGGCTTTTATTCGTATATTAGTTCTGTAATTGAGAGTTAAACATTAAAACACATAAAACATGAAAAGATTTCAAGTAACCCCCGAATTAGTTGGTAAATACATTAACCAATGTTTATGGTCAGATACCAATCCTATTGGTAAAATTGTAGGTATCAAAGGTAAAACCAAAGTTCTAATCCAACCCGTAGTTGCTGGTCCAAATAAAACCAAAATGGAATGGGTAAGTGGTGGATTTGCCGGACATTGTTACAATCAATCAGAACAAACATATGACTTCTTCGAAGAAGGTGAAGTATTCGAAGTAAGTTTATCCAATTCCTCAATGAGAGGTAATAGATGGTATATTCACAATAATCCTGCAAAATATTACGATTTTAATTTCTAAAATATTTGGAAATCTCGGCTTTTATTCGTATATTAGTTCTGTAATGAGAGATAAAAATTAAAACACATAAAACTTAAAAAAAACATGAATTTTTCCCAATTAAATCAGATGAGTTTAGAAGAGTTACGAAACCTTAACTCTTTAGTAGTAGAAGTAATCAAATCCAAACGAGCTATGGAATCTTTTGAAAAGAAACAAGAGTTACGAGTTGGAATGAATGTTAGAGTTAATCACTCTAAGTTAATAGGTAAACAACTCCGAGTTGAAAAAGTAAATCGTACCAAGGCTTCTCTAAGAGTATTGAGTGGAGGGTTTGGTTCTTATAGTGTTCCAATTTCCATGATTGAGATTGTTAAATAATAAAATATATGAATAAGATTGATTTTAAAACCCTCGAAAAAGTTAAAACCGAGTTTGGTAATTTTGAAATAGGCCAAGTAATGGGTGGTAGTAACGATGTTTACCTACGATTTGGGTATTGGTCACGAGTTGATGTTGTAAAACTTCAAGAAATCATCGGTAATAGTGCAAATGTTGTAGAAGATGATTTAGATGATGATGATTGTGGTACATTATTCTCCTATAAATTGAAATAAACTCCTTATACTATGAACGAATCAGTTTCCAAAGTTTTGATAAGTGTAAATGAAGAAGGATTACGAAGAGCGATGATGTATTATTCATCTCTTATCAGTCCTGCACCAAAACGAAGGAATCGTACTAATATGGGTAATACCTACACACCAGCAGGACAGGTAACTGTACATAATTCAAATTACAATAAAGAATTAACGCAGTGGAAAAAAACCAAACTATTCCCTTTCTTTTTGGAACATGGATTTAGTAAAGAGGAATTGAATGAAGCATGGAAAGAATCAGTTTTTAAAAAATAAAATACAAAATGGAAATTGTAAATCAATATCAAATAGCAGCAAAGGAATTTGCATTAGAATACGATGTAACAAGTCCTCATATTATTAACATCATCGCATCAGTAATGATGACACGAGATGGTAAAGGACTTCAAGGTGGTGGATTTGTCCAATCGGTTGTAAATAACGATTTGTTTGGGGCAATATCAAAAGCAGATTTTGAATGTTATAATAATCTAAAAGTAATAGTAGCAGCAAATCAATATTCGTATCTAAACTAATCTAAAATGACACAAGAAGTTGCACAAACTAATTTAGAAAAGTGGTTTTGGGAATTTAAACATAAGATGGTTGATGAATTTTCAGAATATCAAATAACATTTGATTATATTGTTAATAATTCGTTTGAAAATAATGTATTGTACGAAGTAATGGAGTTTGCATACTTACATTTAGATATACATGCTGATAAAAAGGGTGGTTGGGACAATCTAATCATTACCGATTACTTGAATGCCATAGAATATGGGTACATGGAATGGAATAATTAATTCGTAAAAACTTTTTGGTATATATTTATTAGTAAATCTAATAGGAATATACTAAATGGAAGATTTATTATCAGTATTATTACATTCAGTAAATCAGGTTCATGTTTTTCACTTACAAACCAAATCATTTGCAGAACATAAGGCATTAGGTGGGTACTATGATTCAATAGGTGATGTAGCAGATGAACTTGCAGAGGCATATCAAGGTAAATATGGTATTCTAAAATATAAAAATGTATCTAAAATAGAACAATACGAATCTAAAGAACAAGTAATCGAATATTTTGGTAAAATCATAAAATTTATTGAAAAGGCAAGACCTATTAAAGACCCATTTATTGATAATATAGTACAAGAAGTAGAAAAGTTAATTTATCAAACTTTATATAAATTAAAATACTTAAATTAATACCACTTTTTAATCTTGATATTTTTAAAAGGGAGCATTAGCTCCCTTTTTTATTTTTATACCCTCCTTTTTTGTAATCCTATATTTATATTAGTATAATTGTATAATAAGGAGAAGTAGTATATGTCTCAAGCAAGAATTTGGACAGGTTCAACATCATTTACAT